CCGAGTGGAATTCTTAAATTCACGCTGAAATGCGATATATTTGAATTCATCTCGGAATTTTCTAAGAGATTTTCGCATGTCCCCAATGCACATGGTGACGAAGAGCGTGTTGGAATGGTAAAGCTCACAGGCTTGCTTTGGATTTTCATTTTGAGCGTAGAAGCATAAGGCGAAACATCCAGAATCAGAAATAACAACGCCAAAGCATAGATGCCAATAAAGCAATTTGTGAAAGTCTTCGCCATATATCTGTGTTGCTTTTTCAAAGTGTTGGTTCATCCAATAACAACGATTGAATTACTGCGGAAGTCATCGGCGGCACCTCCAGTATTTTCTGTCAATATTTGAAAGGATGTCGTAGTGTGACTGCTTGGAATTGAAGCAAACCCGTTGACGGCGCTAGGATCATTACATGATCCCAATACGGCATATCCTGTAGTTGGAAGTGCTGTCGTCATCGTGATGGTGAAGTTGCCTGTTGACGTCTTTACTACTGACGTAATGTTGCCACTGCAGTAAAGGTATCGTGCCGTGTTCGCGGAATCAGTCCCACCCGCAGCATTTCTGTCAGCGTCAAACGAGCACCATGCCCTCACTCCATAAATAGGAGCCGTCCCAGTTTGCGCACCGTCTAGCTTAGTGGCGGTAATGTTTGCGTCAAGAATCTTCACGGTGGTCACATTGGCGTCTGCAATCTTTCCAGTTGTTACGCCTAAGTCCGCGATCTTTCCAGTTGTTACATTGAGATCAGTGATTGCGTTGGTTGTGACAGATCCAGTAGCAAGTTCATTCGAAGTAATCCCCTGAGAACGGACTTTTAACTTGCCAGAAACAACCTCAAGGGTAGTTCCAAAAATGGAATCAGTAGTCATCGTTGTCTGGTCGATGATGTTGTTCATTTTCGAGCTAGTGATTGTATCAGTAGCCGTAAATGTGTAAGTTGTATCGACTGCGCCCATGTTTTATTTCTGTGAAACGATTTGCCTATTCGTCACTGAACCAGCGACTTTGATTGAGTTGATCTTGGGTGATCCAATGGTTCTTGTCAAGATCATAGTTCCAGTATACCCCCTGATTCCTGCCAGCCTGCATCGAATGCTTGCTGTCTCTGCTTCATTTGCAGTGCTTGGAGCTAATACAACACCACCTAGAAACTGAGTAGTTGTCCCAATCTCGGAAGCATTGTCTGGATCTTCTGCTGCAAAAGCGATTGAATACTCTCCCGTATCACCAGCAAGGTTTTGCATGATGATTTGAGCATCCGTAAACCTTTTCCGCTCCATCGTCTTCAAATCATAGCCCCGAGTAGTCAATGATGCGTTGATTGGGGCGGTAACAAGCCCTACGCCAACATTTGCTACGTTAAGACGGTCAACTGAATTCTCAACAGCATCAATTTGATGCAATCCACCATTCCCCGTGACTGCATACAGTTCATTTCGGACTCCAGCACCACCTGTAATAAAGTTTTTAATCAGGAAGCGAGAATCACCGTATGTATCTAAGGACTCCCAACCTTTATTTTTGAAATTATACACCAAAACCGAGTTGTTTCCATAAGCATCATCAGCACCAACGACAGAATCAAGAGCAACGGCAAGGTAATATCGGTTATCAAACAAGATTCCGACAGCCTCTGATGCGTAATCTTTATTGATTCGGTCAATATATGGCTGGATGTTTTTGGAAAGTGGTTCTTCAGCACCACGCAGATTGTAATCGTTGAGGAACTCCACTCCATACACGCCATCGTCAGACAAAAAAAACATTGCGTTTCCTCTCATCACAACGGATTTGCGAGCTAAGCATCCGATTTCGGACGTCAACTCTTTTACGGTGACATCGAGAAGGCTTCCTAGAGTACCCTTAACAAGGTGGAGGCTGTTTCTGTTCAGAATAACTAGTGCGTCATCGTAGAAGCCGTGCATCCCAACCACGTAGTCTGCTGTGCCGCCACTAATGCGGAATTGATTCTCGATCTGGTCGAAAGTAGTCGTATCTAGGATATCAGAAACTGAAATCTCATCAGTGATTTTCCTGCTTGTATAGGTGGGTGCATTAAACGCTCCAGATTGGTCGTAGTAATACGGAACCCAAAGCCTCCGTTGAAAGTGAACACCCCAAGGTGCTCCCGGTTGGTGCATAAATCCACCACCAGCACTAAACTGACCACCAACTTCAATTTGCAATGAACTGCGTGACGGTTTGATCGCCGTTGCCCCAGTAGTTATCAGATCGTATTTCATTTGCGACAGTATTGGCGTCTGATATGTCACAGACGTGGATGCAGCTACAACAAATGAAAGTTGATTGCTGTTTACCCGCGTGAAGAAACGATTTCCATTCAGAATAGCGTCTGCCCCAGTAAATGCACTGATTTCAGCCCACCCATTACCAGCAAATCCATGGGAGTTGATTGTAATTGTAATCACCCCTCCTGCTGCCCATGTTGCAGCAGTAGCATTCAATGGAGTCGGAATCGTATAGTATGGCAACGCTGCTGTTGCTGTATAGGTAAACACATCCCCACTAATGCTTGTTATGATCTGAGTTCCATTTGGCGGGGTGGTCCCTGCATGGATTCCAGTCAGTCCAGCAACGCTAATTGAGTCGCTTACTGCAAAAGCGTGACCTTTGACGTTCGCAGTTACCGTAGTTCCGATTTGATATGCAGATACGATGTCTTGCGTAAAGTTTGGAACTGGAGCGTAAAATTTAACTTCAGTTAATGATGCGCTTTCAATATAAAGCTGTTTGCCGATTAGCAATTCAAACTCTGGTATCGTGCATTCATAAACAGAAACAACGCTCCCCTTCTTCAGGGTGAGGTTTCCATCAACGCTTACTGTCACCAAGCCGTCTAATGCTGTAATAGCAAGACCATTAGCATTGAAAACCTGCGGCTGCGTGTATGCTCCACCCGGAGACAACGTGAAACCGTCAGTCACAATTGCCAAGTCAATACCAAAAACCTGAGTCTGACTCGACGTGAATTCATATATGAATGAGTCTTGATCAACAATCGACTTTACTGGGAACGTCCCATTGGCTGGTGTCCCACCAGTCAGTCCACTTATTGTTATGCTTGTTCCAACAGAAAGTCCATGCTCGCTGACATTCATGATTACGTCCACGCTGCCAGCCTGAGAAGCTGACAACACTGGCCTTCCATTTGCATACCACTCAAATGCTTGTTGGCCATCTCGGAACAGCATTACCTTGTCGAACAACTGAATCATCTCAGTATCTGCCCCAACAGCCTGTCCAGCAGGATACAGAATATCAGTTACCGCGAATGTAGCCAAGTCGATCTTCTTCGCCACAGTGTCCATTGCAACAATGGCGTATTCCTTGTTGTTGGTATTTGGATCACTGAATATACAAGATGCCCTGACGTTGGCGTTGGCTACGTCGTTGATCACCATCTGGGATAGCGTTCCAACCTTGTCCGTTGGGGCGGTAGTCACGCCTGCAATCGTATATGACAACGTGTTCGCGTCAAAGTAGGTAAGCTCGTAGCTGCCATTGAACGAAGTATCTAAGCCCGCAATTGTAGCCCAACCAGAAGTTCCAGCTCCAAATCCATGAGCCGTAACGGTAATGCGCACAGTTCCAGTGACTGGCACAGTGACATTGGAGATTGTCTTGGCAACATCAATTAAATAGAACGGCAACTGCAAAGGCGTCTGGCCAGTAGTCAATGCCGTGGTCTTCTCCACAACTCCCTTGCGAGGCTTCCAGTATCCCTCCATGCGCCCATTCAACGACTCGCGAACCTCCCCCTCTTGGAGTTGGTTTAACTGAAGTCTCTGGTTCACGCTGAAGAAACCACGATCAACGTCTTCGCCAATCGCATCATCCCCCGCACTACCACTCTGGGCAAATTGGGACATTACGCGTAGTAAACGATAACCACACCGGATGTCAGAACCACCGAGCTAAAGTCACCACCAATTCCCAAGCCAGCAGGCAGGGTGATGGTCTGCAGCCGCGATGCACCAGTAATGCTACCAGATGCACTCGAAACGGTCGCTAGCACAGCGTCATTCACAACCTGAATCCAACGGATCTTGCCCGTGTAAGTAGTTGCAGCTGTCGAAAGCACAATGCCTCCGCCTTGGCCTTGAAGGTCGTATGATACAGGACTAGACATAATATATTAAAGTGTCACCAACGCAACACGCATTGGCTCACGCGCAAACTACCATATATTAACAACGTGTCAAGCGTGTTCATTGGAAGCAGCACTAATCCTAGCTTTGGCAATCTCCATGTATTCCTCATCGCGCTCGATACCAATAAATCGCCTCCTAGTATTCACGCACGCAACTCCAGTAGTTCCGCTTCCCATTGTGTTGTCCAGAACTGTCTCTCCTTCGTTGGTGTAGGTGCGGATGAGGTATTCCATGAGGGCAACGGGCTTTTGGGTGGGGTGTGACCTTGCTCCATTGCAGTTAGGAACGCCGGGCATTTTCTGGACGGAGGACGGATACTTACCACGTTCAAATGAAATAGAGTGAGGAGAAGACCCAAAGCCGCCGTGTATTCGGTTAGTGCTTTTTATGTTCTGCATATCGACATTGACCGAATCACCTTCTTTAAAGCGTTTTTTAACACTATCCGCATACTCTTGAAATTGAGGATGGTATGTTGTTTTCCCGCCTGAAAACACGAGCACACTTTCGTGGTATTTCATGGGCTGAAATTTTGCAGTGGCAAACCCGCCGCTGAAGTTTTTTTCCCATATCCACTCATGACGAAACATGGACGGGTTGCTCATCACCAGCGCACTCGTAAACGGCTGGCTCGCCGTGAGCACAATAGCCGCATTCTTTTTGCACACGCGCCGGTATTGCTCCCACAGTGGGGCAAAGGGAATCACTGCGTCCCATTTGCAAGCAGTCGTGCCATAAGGCAAATCAGCCATCACCATGTCCACGCTCCCATCTGGAATCTCCCTCATGCGCTCCAACGTGTCACCAAGCATCAACCACGGATCAAGCACGCTCTCAGTCATGCACCTACCTACTCACGAATTAACCTAGCGTCAAGCACAATGGCCACCTTTACGCATTTTTTGTCTGGCTGGTTTACCGCTCAGGCTTTTTCCCCGACGGCCAACCTCGACCCCCGCCCCCCCCCTACTGCAACTAACTTGCAATTGCACGTGGCTTGCGAATGAAACGCTTGTTTGAAACGCCCGCTTGTTGAGTAAGATGAGCAACTTGGTAAGGTAACGCGTGCGATGTGCCAACACTTGTTTGAATCGCTTGCTTGAATCGGATGTTTGCATCGCTATCGTCGCTTGCTTGCTGATGCATATTGGTTGCGATTGTGCATTGCCGTGCCAAGTCGGATGTTAGAGAGATGATAGATGAAAATCGCTTTGAATTGTCGCTCGGTAGGACAGTGCCATATCCGTGCCCGACGCGTAGAATGGACATCCTGACGCAATGCGCAAGTTATCGACAAAATAAGAAGCTTGACTCGTTTTGATACGCATGAGTAGAATCCATCTGGAAGAGAGACAAGGATGATCACTTATCACCTATCGTTCGTTGGAGCGGAGCGGAGACGGTATAGGTACACAAGCCTCGCGGGATCACTGTCCTAGTATTAGTACGTACGCGTTGAGATTGTTTTATGGGCGGGGGAATGGATTTTACTGGGTGCTTCTGACTTGATCAATCAAATCGAAACCAATCAAAACAAACAATCTGCGGCGGTTGACGGCGTGGTTCTATGGTTGTTTGTACGCTTTGTCCGGGGGTTTTGGCGTGCGGCGGGCGTACGATGGGATTCCGTCCATGCTCTGGGATTGGCTTGTTTACTAGGTTTCTTGTCTCTTGTTAGGGTATTTTCAGCTTTGTGTCAGAAAGTTATCGACAATCTCGGAGCATGGTCTAAGTTGTCTCCAGTTGCACGACGCAACGCCACAATGAAAACAGACCAAGAAAGATTTTCCGCCGCTTATGATTTCTGGATTGCCGACGGTGCGCATCCTGCCGCCGCTCGTGAGCTTGCTTGGGATCAACTAGATTTTGAGGACCATCAAAACGAGCCAGAAACTCTAGGCCCAATCGATAGCCTGCCGCTGCACTCTTACTAAAAAAACCATGGAAACTGCCGACCTATGGCTTTCAACTGGAACTGTGACGGTAACTGACACGGGAGAAGAAAACACTTATTACTCGAACGAGTTTGGACACCTGTTTTTCTGTAAAAACCGCGATGGAGTCTCGTCATTCTGAAACACTCACAAGCGGGTTCAATCTTCGCTTTACCCATACCACTGCATGAATCTTTCTTTATCTCATATCGTAAAACGTGAAGAAAAACACCGCTCTTTCGGCGACCGCCGCCGCAAAATCAATCACGTGATTGCCTCATACCGTGGAGACGACGATGGTCTTGAGTATCGCAAATCATTTGAATCTTATGGCGTCCCTGTCGTGCCGGAATTCGGGGAAAACAATGAAATAACAAATCTAAAAATTCAATATTGAAACACACTCCCATGAAAACATATGAAGAAATACTAAAGGCTTGCATCCGTTATTTCAAAACGAACGGACAAACTCAAGATACTTGCGATAAGCTGGAATCCATGCTACCTGGTGCATGGGCGGCGGAGTTGATAGCGGATGCACTGGATGCACTGGAAAGGGGGGAGGAATGAACTCAAGCTTATTCATTCTCGCGATTGTTTCCCTTGTCGGTTTGTCTTTGATCTTCGGGCGCAACGCTCCTAGAATATTCCTAGGCATTGCCGCCACGCTTTCCGCCGCTTGGATTGTCACTACAATATTCACCGCTTAAAAATAAAAACATGTATACCAGCAAAAAACGACTGAAAGAAATGATGAAAGATGCCGCAACATTTTTAGGAGTGGCCACGGCGAACGAAGTTCTTGCACACGCCTCCAAGGCAAGAGTGTTTTTCGAAAGGAAACTAGGAAAACATGGATTCGATTGCGTCCAACTTTCTCCCTATAAGGACGGGGAATGGTTAATTTCCGGGATTATTCCCAGCGAAACGCGGTTTTTCTTCAAGACTCTTGAATTGGAGGATTGGATGGACTCGCCGAGCCAAACCGCGAGTATGATTATTGATCAATATTGCAAGAGTTGAAAATAAATCATTTTAATCTTGCTTGTCGGCATTTAGTCGCCATTCTATCCACAAGACAAGCGTGACCCGCGATGCAGGGCGAAACTCACAATTCTACCCGATGCTAACCATGAGCAACCCAAGGCAATCGGGTTATGACATGGAAGGCGTGGTGAGCGTAGGCGGTCGCAAGTCCACTTGCTTTACGTCTTCCCAATTGTTCGAACTGCCTTGCGGAAAGCTTGTGGACGTAGCCGTGATCTTTTCCCGCTCTAAATTCAGACGTTAAAAAGTCGAAACTCCTTCGGGAGTCGCCGGATATTGTCCGGCCTGATGAGACTACAAACAAACTAATACACCATGGAGAAAAAAACAATATGGGACGCGCTAGTCGAAAAACTAGGACGCAACCCGACGAACGCTGAATGCCGTGAAGAATGCTTGAGAATCATAAAGAAGGCCCGCCGCGCATGAAAACCGCAAGGATGATCATTGATCAATATTGCAAGAGTTGAAAATAAATCTTTTTATTCTTGCTTGTCGGCATTTTGTCGCCAATCTCTACACATCCAAGCGTGACCCGCGATGCAGGGCGAAACTCACAAATCAAATCAGATCAAATCAACTACGATGAAAACTACACTCAGCACATATCAAATTGATGCTCTTAAAACCGACGAAAATGCCAACTGGTCATGGAACGGGGCGAAAGCCTTGGCAGAATATTTGGAACAGCTTGAAGAGGACACAGGCGAGGAAATGGAATTGGACGTTTGCGCTATCCGCTGCGACTTTTCAGAATACGCCAGCTTGGAGGACTGGGCGGACGATTATGGAATGGATGAAGACATTTTAGACGGCGAAGATGAAGAGCGTGAGGATAAAATTAGGGATTACATCCAAGACCGTGGTCAGATCGTTGAATTCGACGGTGGAATCATCGTCTCAAGCTTCTAAATTCAACACGGCAAGGTTCGATCCCTTGCCAATATTTCAAAACATCATGAGAATCAAAATAGAATCAGACGTGAGAAAGACGGCATTCACTGCCACCTATCAGGGGACCGGGAGCGCCAGTTCGCAGCCGATCAACCGATCAATCAACCCTGAAACTCAACTACAAGGCGTGTCTCTGTTGCGAGCACCGTCTTGTTAGCCTTCTTCCGAATTATCAATCAACACTGATAAACCAAATGAGCAAAATACAACTAACCGACACTGCGCCCGCCATCCTCGCCAAGATGTCCGAAGGTAATCCCGGTGCAATCAACGTGATGATCCGAATGCTGGAAGAAGGTGAAGCCATCGACCCCCAAAGCGCGTTTGGTGGACTCGGCGCGATCCTCGCGCTCGATACCCACCGCATCTACGGCTCGAAAATCTGGATGCTCTACAAAGACGTATGCGGGCAAGACCTGGTCAAAATGCTGGCGGTGCTCCGTGCGTGCCAACTCGGGAAACTCACTGAGCGGGCGATGCTGCACGCAATCGACAACTACGGAGACGGCTTGGACATCGCGGAGATTCTGAAAACGGTGAAAGCTGAACTGGAAGAATTCGATCGCGCGTCTGATTCTCTGGCTAACGACCGCGCAATGTGGGAGGCCGCTCGCGCTGCAATCGCCAAGGCAAGGGGGGACGCATGAGTTGGACGTGCACAATGTGCGGGATTCGCCAATGGCCTGAATACGTAAGCTCTTGCCCATTATGCAATGATGGGAGCGAGAACCCGGGCGAGCGGCAGGAAGGCATGTTCACAGCCAAGGAAATGGCAGTCAGCAGGTTTACAAGCGACGGATGCGCCAAATCATCCGCTGCTTTATGGTGGAAACGAATTGACAAGACGACTAACGAAGAATTGACGCCTGACATCATGGCGGAAAGCTTGGCACTCCTTCACGACGATGCCTGTGTTACCGCTTGGCAAGAGATGGAAACCGCGCCTTCAAGCTCAGCTTGGGCGGATGTTTGCGCCATTGCCGGGTTTGATATCTGTAAAAACTACAACCAAAAACAATAAACGAAATGAAAATATACAAAACCGAGACGTGCAATCAATACCAACTGGGGGACAAAACGCTTTGCGTAACCACCGCAACATGGCGCAAAATACACCAAGTGACTCGGGAATGTCCCACCTTATTCATCGGCGGTGCATGGGGGGAAATTACTCCAAAGTTTGCCGCTGCCATCTTGAAACAATTTCGCCGCGAGTCTCCAAGGCAAGGGGGGGCAAAATGATTGCCGATTTCAACCTCCTAGTCGAAGAAACATCTCTTGCTTTCATGGTAGATCCGGAAGATATTCTGGGGCCACGGAGAACAAAGCTTGTGGCACTTGCACGTCATGTCGTCATGGCTCTATGGGCTGATTTCCACCCGTATCAGGATGCGTCAACCCGTTGCAACCGAGGGTGCCACTCAACGGCAATGTGGGCGCGTCAACGGGTGCTTAACATGGCGGAGATTGACGAGTCTTTCGCCGCAATCGTGAGGAGCATTTCCCGGCGGTGCCAGCATGACTATTTTGCAATAAAGGAGCCGGAAACAGAAGAAAAACCCGAAGTGAAATATTTCACAATTTGTGCTTGAACCCGGCTGAATCCCGGATAAAACAAGCGCGTCTGACACCAAACAAACCAAAAACATGACCTCCAAGCTCCCAATTTACAGAAAAGGATCGATCCGCTATGCAATCACCCCGCAGGGCGAGGCTCGCCCGCTGGTCCGCCGAAACCAGTATTCTGGCTGTTACCGCAACTCTAAAAAATCAGTCCCAGAAGGGCTCCCATGGGGCCACTACCTCGGAAAACCAAGCAAAGTCGATCAGACTGAAATCGACTTTGTCGAGGTCGGGGTCTTTGAAACATCGGGCGACTGGACACGCCTCGTCTCTGCCTGAGCGACACCAAACCAAACGAATCAAAAACATGAAAATCACCATTGAACCAACAGGCAAACAGCCCGAAAATATAGAGGATGCATATCCTCAAGTTTCAATCGCACTTGAAGGAGACTACCACAATCTGCAAGTGGTTGTCGATTGTCTTGTTGTCCCTGCTCTACGGGCATTCGGCTACCTTATCACGGAGGGTTGCATTAAGGTTCTCCCACATAATCTTTGACATTAGATCCGACAATAAACCAAAAACATGACACCAAACCAAACGAAACAATGGACCTAGACCACAGCACACCAGAACTATTCGCCTCCATCGCTAAAATGCAGGGAGAGGTAGAGAACGCCACGAAGGGCAGCGTAAACCCGCACTTCAAAAGTAGATATGCAGATCTTGCGGAGGTCCTGAACACCATCCGTCCAGTCTTAGCGGCAAACGGGTTATCAGTCATTCAGTCCCCGTCATTTGATGGGGTCCGGGTATGTGTCACCACTGCCATTTGCCACTCAAGCGGAGGATATATTAGCGGGGAGATTTCATGCGTCCCTGCTAAACATGACGGGCAGGGTGTCGGAGCCGCAACAACCTACCTTAGGCGCTATTCTCTGGCAGCATTTACCGGAGTTGCACAGGAAGACGACGACGGCCAAATGGCTCGCACGGAGCAACGTGCAACGTATCAGAAAATCACACTAGCGCAGGCGTCTGCAATCAAGAGCGATCTAGAAGAGCTTGCAATTGATGAAGGCGCATTCTTGAAGCATTACGGAGTTGCTACGATTGCGGACATTACGGCTGAAAAAATTCCGCTTATCGAAAAGGCGTTTTCCTCCAAGCGGAAGCCAAAAACCACAGAGGCAACGCTAAACGCTACCCTTGAGGCAATAACTAAGAAAGTCTTAGCCTAACATTAAACAATAAACGAAATGAGAATCACACACACCCCGTTTAAGACAAGAACCCGCGCAATTGGAAGCGATGTTGAAATGACGCTTGCATTTGTCGGCGCATTGAAGAACCCGAACAAAAGCGCATTCAGCAAACTTGGCAAGATCGCCACAACCCTCGCAAAGCTATTCAAATGAAAATCGAACAAGGACTAGGCAAGACGTATTACACGCGGTCAGCGACCCCTTCAGACCCCAAGGCGGGGCCAGTGTCAAAGTCGCTTCTGTGGGATTTCAACAAGTCCCCGTTTAAGTGGCGGCACGGAATCCCAAGGGAATCATCAAAGGCGATGGAACTAGGGACGCTTATTCATGCCGCGACTCTGGAACCTGAGACATTCGACGACCTTGTTGTCGTCTCACCGTATCCAGACTTTCGCACAAAAGAAGCAAGGGAGTGGAAAATTGACCAGACTGGACTTGGCAAGATCATTACATCCGATGAGGAAATCGAAAAAATTAAAGAGATTGCAACGGTTGTCCTCGATGACTACCACCTGAACTTCTTGGCGTCCTACAAAACCGAAATGGCGGTCTTCGGCAAGATCGGAGACACGGACATCAAAGGACTAATCGACCTTGTGCCTGATGGCTTAGATTGCTTGGTTGACCTGAAGACGACTGGGGAGATCGGGAGCCTTGAGTCCATCCAGCGGACCATCGTGAACCGGGGCTACCACTGGCAGGCAGCACTCTACCTTGACCTCTGGAACGCAGCAGCAAGCGAGAAACGCACACGGTTTGTCTTCTGCTTTGTGGAAGTGGACGCGCCGCACGAAACGGCATGGGTAGAAATATGTGAGAATTTGCTCGACATCGGGAGGGCTGGATATATGAATGCCGTAGCGAAATGGCAAACTTGCATTGCAACAAACCACTGGCCAAAGCAAATTGAAGGAATCGCAATCATCGAAACACCTAAATATATCCAACAATGAAACAAACAATTGATATCAGCCTTGACGTTAGCAAGATCGACAAAACGGCTCTTTACGAGTCTCCGAAGACTGGGAAGAAATACCTGAACATCTCGGTGCTTATCCGTGATGAAAAGGACCAATATGGAAACGATGGGTTCATCGTCCAGAAGATCAGCAAAGAACGTAAAGCATCTGGTGAAAAGGGGCCGATCCTAGGAAACGCGAAGATCATGGACTGGGATACGCCAAGGCAAAGCATGCACGGAAGTGAGAAATCGAACGGGTATGCACCGCAAGCTCAGGACGATGACGATTCTGAAATTCCCTTTTGATCCAAACTAATCATCCGAGCGATAACGGAAGTTCATGTCTTATGGCCCGTGGGCTTATCGCAGGGTAACCTTTAACAAAAAAAACAATGACACTAACCGAATACCATAGGGAAGTTTTTGAGTATTTTTGCAGAATTGACTGGTCAATACCCTACCCTCTTGTTAATGCGGGTTCTATTCAGCATGCTAAGGAAACCGTAATGAATAAGGTGCCAGCGCAATTAGCATACATGAAGGAGGAACATGGATCGGATATTAACAACCCTTTTGTTTTTGAAGTAGACCTTGGCCCCAGGGAATGGATGAGAGAAGGATTTGTTGGTATCTGGCTCAACCCAGTAGCCGATAAAGTTAGAGATTTACCGCGAAACAAAACCGGCAACATCATATGGCCAAGGGACTTGAAAATATTTGTTAATTCCAAGATCGCCTAATACATAAACAACCTTTAACATCACAACTTGTAATCTTTAACTTTAAAATCAAATGCAATTTGAAATACTAACACCAAAAGAGGCGGAACTTAACGGCTACCTTTCACTGACCACTCCATATCGTCAATCCAATGATCAAGAAATGGTTTGGATGAAGACCGTCCTGAGAGACATGAGCGGCTGCAATGCGATTCTCATTGACACGGGGAAGGGCTATGAGGTAGCTCGTCACAGGTCGGAACTTAAACTAGCAGGCCAGCAATGAGCGAACTGTTTCCAGAAATGGGCGAGCAGCTTTCTCCAAGGCTGAAATGGCAAGAACAAAAACAAATCAAAACAATGCAAAAAAAAGATGGAAATTGGATTGCATACAAGTCAGAGACTCGTTTCAATCACTCCGATGACAATGAAGTCAACGCGGTGATCGGACTCGCCAAGAAACTAAAATTTAAACTCTGGAACCAATGACACTACAATGCCGAACACTGGACGAGTTCGTTTTTGAACAACTAAGAGCTCTGGAGGATTTCGAAGATTATTGGAGATCTAAAAATATAGAAGATGAAAAAGCATATCCGTTGGAACTTTTTTCTGGCGACTGGCTTGAGCAATTGAACCTATGGAATCAATGAAAACCGAACAACAAAGAATTGCAATTGCTGAAGCTTGTGGCTGGTCGCTCGATTACATCAAACACCACGCGATGTATTACGTGCCATATAAGGACATTCACATTGGAGATCCTATCAACGACCTCAACGCGATTCACGAAGCTTGGAAGACGCTGACACCTAGAGAAAAACAACGCTTTGAATACGACATTTACTCGGTAGTTATCGGAGAAGCTGACTACAATCGGGACGTTGATGAAGCGCACATCACAAACGCCACCGCCGCCCAACGGGCCGAAGCATTCCTCAAAACAATTGGAAAGTGGGGGGAGTCATGACTGTAATCGGGATTGATCCGGGAGTCAAGGGGGGAATCGCATGGATCACGGACGGGGAACCATGCGTTGAAAAGATGCCCGACACCCTGTGGGACTTGTGGGAGTTAATCCAAGACATTCGCGCAATATCCTCCCATCCACTTGGAGTGGGCGAGACAAAGGCAATGGCTTACCTTGAGCAAGTCCACTCCTCCCCTCAAATGGGTGTTGTCTCTGCATTTACCTTTGGTAATGGCTTCGGACACCTTGAGATGGGGCTAACCGCAGCGGGGATTCCCTTTACAAGAGTTCGTCCACAAGTCTGGCAGAAAGCAATGGGGTGTATGACGAAAGGAGACAAGAACGTCTCCAAACGTCGAGCGCAGGAGCTATTCCCAAACATGAAGGTCACGCACGCAACCGCAGACGCATTACTAATCGCCTCATACGGGGCAAAACAATAAACGAAACAAACGAAATGAAATTGATCGAACGAAATCCAGACATTGACCTAGACACTGAAGCCGTCCCCAAAGGGATGCAGCTAGTGGAGGGTAAACACCTAATGCCGACAGCCAGAAGCGCGAATGTTCCATTTGGAATCGCAACTCGGATCAATCAAGCAAGCCGTCGTCCTAGACCTCAAACAGTTGGCCTTATTATCAAAAACTCTGATGTCGAAAAGCTCAATTCAGCAGTTGCAAAAAAAATAGAGAAGAACGTCGTAGCGCAGACGAGCGAGAAAGGACAAGCCAATGAGTGAAAATGAAGAGCTTATGATCGTCGATCTGCCGCAACTTGTTCGGCTTCTTCCATCGCGGCGGTATAACTGCCGCGAATGCGGGGAAAAATATCGCCGGAACAATCGGGACAGGTGGAAAGAGCCAATCTGCCCTCGATGCACAAACAACCGACTATCCAAACCATGATCGCAATCGTAAACGTGGGGCCGCACGACGACCCCAACCCGCTAGGTGAACGCAACTATGAACTGCGGATCAACTTCGACGTGATCGCCACCTTCAAGCACAAGCGGGGCGATGGTCTCGCTAAATGCTTGATGCTGGCCGCTGCCGCCGAAGAACGCCAAAAGTGGGAGTTCGCCGCTAAAATCGTGGCACGCCAATCTCTGCCGAACGTCAATGTGGACTCGACTGCGGAAGCGCCCCAAGACTATGAACTCGAAAATTGAACAACCCGCTTCCGCTGGTCGAATCTCACGACTTGTTCGGCTGGGCTATCGACTCCGCTACTACTGGCGGAAAATGGTCAACTTCATCGGACTCTGCCACCGCTGTGGATCGTCCGTAAACTACACCCGGCACGGAAAAGCCATCTGCCCGAAATGTGGAAAATAACTTTGCTGCTGGGGGCGGAACGGATGAGCGAGGCGCAATGTAGCTCGCCCTCTGCCCCCGGTGGCAATCATCTGCCGAACGTCGATGTGCTGGCACCCGCTGGCGAGAAAACTAACTGAACAGATAAGATGTCCGAAATAACTAAAAACTTTGACGAAGCCGCTGATAGCGGGTTGCTCCAGCCACGCCTTGTTGGTTATCTTTGTTTTGCTGGCGGCTTGGAAGTCAACGGCGAGGGAATCAACGGATGTGCGCTGGAAATCGAACGCTCCGCACTCTCTGCTCGACCACTGCCGATGCATAGGCAATGTGCTATCCTGCCCATCGGGGAATTGCGAAAAATGGAAGCAGTAGTCGAAGCGGCAAAGTGCATCCGGCACTGGCACGATTGCGATGGTGGCGGAATGGTGGTGAGTTCGGAACACGCCCGCAAGCTGTGGGCTGCGCTGCATGATCTTGAGGCCGACGCTGAGCGCATCCGCAACGAGAAAGATGACTGAAAACCAAGAGAGACGTTGTCGCCGTCGGATGGCGCGTCTTGTTAGCCTCTTTGAAATTATGGAAACCACCGAATACACCAAACCGCAAAAACCCCTCGGGCAACGCGCCTATGGAAGCATCCCACATCTCCCCGGCTCGCGCCGTGGACCAGCCGACAAAGGGCTGTCAGACCAGCAATCTAGCCTCCTCACCGAGAAAACCCGCGACCGTCACGACATCATCACCGTTCAAGAAAAGCTGGACGGAAGCAATGTGGCAGTGGCGAACATCGGCGGCGAAATCGTGGCACTGATCCGCGCCGGATACCGCGCCGATGGAAGCAACTACGAGCAACACCATCACTTCGCCCGATGGGTGGACAGTCACCGCCCGCGCTTCGCGGCACTACTGCAACCCGGCGAGCGAGTCAGCGGCGAATGGCTTATGGAAGCTCATGGAACGCGCTACAACCTCCCGCATGAACCGTTCGTGGCCTTCGACATTCTGACGGGCAACGCCCGCGCCATGGCTGCCGATGTGGCAAGCCGATGTGCAGCAGTGGAAATCGTCACCCCTCGCGTGATCCACGTAGGTGGCGCGTTGAGTATCGAGGACATGCTGGCGATGCTGGAACCGTCTGGGCATGGTGCGCTTGAGTATGTGGAGGGCGCGGTGTGGCGCATGGAACGCAAAGGAGTCGTGGACTTCCTCGGGAAATACGTCCGCCCTGAAAAGGTAGATGGGAAGTATCTGAACGGAGTTGGCGGGATCGAGCGCGAACCGATCTACAACTGGCATCCTTCTCTGGCTAGCGCCGAGTCCATCCACCCCGAATCGAAGCCCTAAAATCATGAACCAAAATCAGACTGAATCGAAGCCGCAAGACGTCGAAAAGCTGCGACTGGTGCAGGCCAAGGGGCGATACCACACGACTTGTTCTGCCTCTTCCGAATTACCATGAAAGCAACGATACTCGATACAGTGACCGGAGAAAAGATGACGGTCGATGGTCCCCGCTCTTGGGAGTGGGCTGAAAACAACTGGTCATGCGACTGCAACCGAAACCCTTGGGATGTGGACACGGGAAAGCCCGAGAACGTCTGTGAGGGATGCGAGCGGTTCCTTGTGGTCGAGGCGGGCATGGATGATCCAGAGGATTATGAATACACGCTGGACGAACTTAACGAGGGCTACCCAGCAGAACTCCGCGCCAAATTTCTTGGGCAGAACGCATAGCTCTGGCACCTCGCCCGAATAATCACCGACTAAAATCATGCCTAAAACATCCGAACAACCAACAGCCCGCGAGGTTGTCCAGCAGCGTCTTGTTGGGCTTTCTTTGGAATCCGTCTGCGCGGAAATCTACCAGCACAAGAACTGGCACAACCTCACGTTCGAGGAAGAGGTGCTTGTCTCACGGCTGGAACAATCAGGCCACCTCCGCCCCTCATCGCAGGGATTCGTCGGTGGTCTTACTTCTCAGCCCAACGCCGAGTCCATCCGCCACCACCATAACCACGAAAAACAATGAATACCAATACCGCTATACCGAAGGAATCCAACGCCGCCAAACAAGAGGCTGGTGGGGGTTGGATGAGACGCCTTGTTCGTTTTCTTTTGGAATCCATCGCGCTGATAGCCTGCATCGCTGCCATTCTATGGCTGGCAAAATGCCCCGGCGATCTTGAGTGGTGGAGGCCAATCTGCATTGGGCTTCTGCTTTCGATCATCAAACGCCTCTTGTGAAACGAACGCAAAAGAGATGACACCCCCACTGAGGGGTAGCGTCGAAACGGGAAAAGAATCATGAAATCAGATACGACTATGACGACAGAAAACGTAGTGGGGGTTGATCATCCTCGCCTTGTTCGGCCAGCTTTTGCGCCGCGTGAGATGGTGAGCCACATCACGGACGAAAGCTCTGCTGGTATCATCGTAGCCTTCATGATGCGCGGATCAAATCACAGCTACGAAGTGCAATGGGGGATCGAAAAATGCACATGGCATCTTGACTTTGAACTCAGGGCAAAAGCTGACCAACCACGGCAAATCGGATTCTGGTCTGAAAATGGTCTGCCGAACGCATAAGCTCATGGATGCCGCATCACAGACTCCCGAACTCGCCAAAGACGCTGCGCGGCATTCCATGCAGCGTCTTGTTAGCCCTCTTTTGGTGGCTGCGATACCATCGAAGGAGGCCGAACCGTTCTTACTGATGCGGCACTATGCAAAGCGGATGTGTCCGATCTCCTACGCCTTCGGAGCGTGGAGGGGAACGGAGCTTGTCGGGGTGGTGACATATGGAACGCCTGTAAGCTCAAATCTGCGGGATGGAATCTGCGGCAAGGAATGGTCGGCAAACGTGGTGGAACTGAATCGCCTGTGCTGCGAAAACTCCCCGAACGTGGCAAGCCTACTTGTGGGAAGGTCACTAAGACTTCTGCCGAAACCGTCCGTGGTGGTAAGCTACGCGGACACGGCGCAAGGGCATGTCGGCTACATCTACCAAGCAACGAACTTCATCTACACCGGACTGAGCGCGAAGCGCACAGACTGGAAAATCAAAGGCCGCGAACATCTCCACGGCGCAACCGTGGCAGACGAAAGCCGAGGCCAAGCCAACCGCGCCGAATGGATGCGCGCTAAATACGGCGACGACTTCTATCTCGATGACCGCCCGCGAAAGCATCGCTACGTCTTCGCAGTGGGAACGAAAAAGCAACAGGCCGCAATCAGGGCGGCTCTCAAATACCCTGTGGAACCATACCCGAAAGGACAAAGCCAACGCTATGAAATCAACGCACCGATCACCACGCAAACCGCCTTTCTCTTGGGCTAACGCCGATGTGGAGGCACGCGACCAATGAAGCCCGAATCCAACAATAAACGTCCCTCGCGTTGCCTCGCACGCCTTGTTCTCGGTAGCTGGCATTCAGTGTGGGCGTGTTACCACCTCGAAAGAGTGGATGACCTGAGAACATTCACGATGTCCGATGGATCATCCCACCATGACAACCGATACAAACACCACCGACGCGCACTAAATAAATTGTCCGAGAACAGTTAATTATACCCACCTACGGGTGCCAATAACCACAAAAATAAAACAAGAACATGACCGAATACGAAACAATAACACTATCGCTAATCGTGAAACCTAAAGGCGAACCGATCTTCAGTGAACGCTCCACAATCATTGGAATGACTGACGAAGCATCCGTGCCTTTTGTTACTATACGCCAAAAAAACGACGACATTCTAGCCGGAGAGATTCGGATGGACTCGTCTGACTGGAAACCAATCCGCGAAGCTATCGAGATAATGATCAACATTTGCGAAACCCAAGACAAAAGCATTAATCCAGAACCATGAACACACAATACAACGACCCAAAAGGCGCAGCGGGATCACTCAAAGCCCCGCTAGGCTTAATTCCACCTCACGCAATGGAGCAGACAGCATGGGTTCATCAGCTAGGTTCCAGAAAATATGGTCCGTTTAACTGGCGAGACTCCAAAGTTTGCGCAAGCACCTATATCAACGCCATTATGAGGCACCTAAACGCTTGGCGGGACGGTGAGGACTTGGATACAGAATCAGGAATCTCGCACTTAGCGCACATTGCTTGCAGTTGCAACATCATGATGGATGCCAACTACTGCGAAAAACTTCAAGACGACCGAAATAAAGTCTTGCAGATGGAAAAAAAACAGAAAAACTACCCACATGAATGAAGTCGAAATCTGGAAATCACGTGCTCAAGCACACGAAGAGAATTACAATGAGATGCTCAAGCGGATTGACGTCTTGGCCGCTGAAAACAAATCATGGAAAGCTGAAGCAAAACTTTGGCGCGACATGTATATCCAATATGACGAAATCCTTGAGAAGGATCTCGACAAAGCCAAAAAACTCATCACCAACGTGATTGCTAAAATTAAATCTTTGGACAATGAAATAAACAACAAACACTAAAACATGAAACCGAACTACTACCAGATTATTAGGGATTGCGTTGAAACAGGAACCCGTCACGGAGTATCACGGGCGCATAAACATACCGACGACCCACCATATGACGTCATCGAAACGTGCGTTCAAGATGCAATCATGTGCGAAATCACGAGTAAATTCAATTTCTCGTCAGACGAAGAACAACTTAACTACAACGAATTATGAAAAACAGTATAATCAAGAATCTGGAATCATGGATGATGCGCGGATACGGAATCACCCAGCTACAAGCACTAGAAAAATGGGGATGCATGAGATTGTCAGCGAGAATCAACGATCTAAGGAAGGCTGGACTCAATATCATCACGCACACTATTCACGCTAATGGCAAGAGCTTTGCCAGATACACCATCGCCAAATAATCATGTCAGCAGGGAAAGGCAGCACACAAAGGCCCGTTGATGCAAAAATATACGGGGAGAACTACGAAAGCATATTTAGAAAAACGAAATGTCAAACTACACCAAAGATAACGGATTCAGAATCATCACAGGACGACCACGACGAAAGCCTTGGGAACAACGAGTTACCGCGTCATTCCGATTGACTTACGAAACGTATCAGCGCATTCAACGGCTCGCAAAGAGAGAGGGAATTAACCCATCCAAAGCCCTTGAACTGCTGGTAAGAACCGAAGAGTCAGAGAAAATAGAACCAACCCAGATTGTCGATTACGCCAAGATTAACCATCGAGGAACTGGATACACCGTGACGCATATATTAGACAAACACTTCAAATGAAACTAAACGAAAAACAACTAAAAACCATCATCGCCTCATACGAGAGATTGGACTTGGCAACTAAGAACGCCGAAAGGGCAGGTTGCATTGATCCCAAGGGGCCGCTTTTCGACGCAATATGGACTGGGTTTGAAAACATGCTTGCTATCGTGGACAAAGATTCATGGATATCATGGTATATTTACGATAATGACATGGGCAAAAAGGACTTCAGCGTGACGATCAACTCAAAGAAATTCAAGGTGAAGACCGTCAAGACACTTCTCAGGATCATAAACTCATGAAGACGCTAAAAGGATTCCCAAAACGATACGACGATGCCCCTGAGGCCACTGGAGATGAATGGACGGCACATTATAACAAAGCACTCGCCACGATCAATTCTGGAGGCATTGTGGTGATGTATGGCGGGCATGGCACGGGGAAAACTCGCATGTCATGGGAACTAGCTAAAAACTGCCTTCCAAAGAACGTGATGACGAGCATAAACGGCATTGGATGGACTTCGGCACAGCGTGAACGCCCAGCCATTTACACCACAGCAGTTGGATTGTTCTTGGAAATTCGGGACACTTTCTCGAAAGAAGCTGAATTATCCGAGATGCAGGTGGTCAAGAAGCACACCGACGCTGGATTGTTGGTTATTGACGAAATGCAGGAACGCGGCGAGACTGAGTTTGAAGACAGAAAGCTTACCTCAATCATTGATTCCCGCTATGCCAGTGACCGACCGACGATTCTGATTACTAACTATACTAGAGAAAAGCTGGCTGAGTCCTTGTCTCCAGCAATTTTGGATCGGATTCGCGAAAATGGATGCGGATTGCGTTTTTACTGGACAAGTTTCAGAAAGCAAAGCAGTATCTAGCTTCTTTCAGGCTGCTCTTGGCCCCACGCTTGGCCCGTCGTGGTGTGCTTCAGCCGAAACGGATAAGAGTCCAAATCCAATCCGAGTCAACGGGCCTTCACTTTTCGTTCCGCATCCCTGATGGCGTCCATCGTCTGGAAATAGCTACCAGATCTAGGAACAAACGCCTGACGGGAGCGGTTCGGACCACTTCAAGCCTGAATAGCTATTCAGCTTTCCTAAACAGGTTAGCCAGTCGCTATGACTGTTTATACTGAGGCCGAATTGTCAACCACCAAATCTAATCCTTGACCGGATCTTGTCTCCGTGACGAACCTTTTTATAAACGCCGTCTCCTTCTCGGGAACCTGCTCCATTGGTGTTCCCTTCACAGGTGGACACGTTTCCATCCGCGTCAGGAGGTCCAAGGGCAATCCCAATGTGGGAAAAAGTGAAGCAAATCACGTCTCCTCGCTTAATGTCGCCTTTGTGTGGTTTCTTTAGCATCACGGATCGGTCAACCGACTTGCACCAGTTCTCAAAGTCCCATGCGCCTGCCGTCATTGGCCGCTTAAAGGTCACTGTGCGGCCTTGAACGGCCTTCTGGACAACCCAACAGACAAACGCGGCACACCACGCCCATGGGCCAACTGGAAGCCATGTAGCCTTTTGATATTCGGTGATTTGCCCGCCGCCGTTTTTCTTTGTCTCACGGACGCCAATCTGGGATTCGGCAATGCTGGCGATGGCTTCGGCTAGTGTCATGAATTATGGATGTTATTTGTCTGCGTGAAGGACGATTGCGGCACGGGCAACCTGCTCGCCGCTGACTTTCCAGACTCGACTGCCATCAGGGGCAACAGTCAGCGTACAGGAGGTGACGCAAAACGAAACGATGGAGAGAATGATCTTCATGTTAGTGCCGTGCCTTTAAAAAACCTCCACCCGGCGCAACGGACGGCAGAATAGATGATGGTGCGACGATGCCATGGGACTCCGCATTCCTGCATGGCTTCTAGGAAAATCTCATCCGATTCGGATCGGGTGAACTCGTCGTTCATGGGGGAATAGAGGAAATCATGCACTAAGGCGGCTGGGAAGTATGCGCCAAATGGAGAAAGAATTGACCAGAACACGCGGGGAATGGATGCCCCGTCAGTGACGAAATTCTTCGGGACATACACCAGTCCAAGACTGGAATAATACCGAAATGAACTAGTAAGACGAAGCAGCATGGAGCCATGGGCGAATCCCGCTTCCTCAAAAACCAACTTGTCTGGAAATTTTGCGCTCATTTTCGGTTGCGGATCATGGATGCAATCAAGCGATAAAGGGTGATCGAGGCAACGGCGATGCCAAGAAACCCGCCCGTGATGCGAACCCACCAGTCAAGTTCGACTTGGAACGTGGAAATAACGGCTAGGCTGGATGATGCGACTCCCGCAATGCCGTTGCCAATGGTTTGATGGATAGTCATGAGGTTATGCCCAGAAAACACTTGGAACGTCAGGGTTGAACTCAGGGCGGGGGACGGGGATTTCGTTGCCAGCATCGTCAATGAAGGACATGTCGGATGCCCAGAAGATGAACTGCTCGCCACCTGCGGGAACCGGGATGCCTACTAGATCGGGCGAACCACCCTTGAGGAGTTGAATGCCAACGATGGAAAGCGTAGCGACGATGGTGAGAATGCCGAGTGCGGTAGTTTTCATATGTATATTTGCAAGAAATAGAGAAAATTTTGCTTAAAGTTTGGCGAATACGGCTCCCGTTGTTGTTTGCTGCCAAAGCTCGCCTTGAAGGACTCCTCCTGTTCCAGCATCGGCATCGGTAGCGTAGGTAGTACGGATATCGTCGGACGCAAACACCCCGGTTAACGTGTGGTTGTTTACGAACTTCCACTTAGCACGTTCGGCGGCTGAGAGGTCAGTTATTGCGGCATACGTCCCAGAGAAAAACGAATCCTTTACGGTGTTTATTCCAGTTGGGGTTGCGCTTGCAAAAAACGGAGAATCAACAATACATCCAGTAAAATTAAGACCTCCACCAAGTGACTGGATCTTATTAGTTGTGGTTGAGTCACCGAAAAAATGTGAACCTGCAAAGGTAAATCCATTGTCCATACTGGCTTCAGCATTGACTGAAAATCCTGTATTATGGTTTATCATGCCGCCTACCCATGATCCATGCCCGTCATTGCCACCGTTGCGGATTCTTAAAGCGTGATTTGTGTTACCGTTGGCTTCGCATCCTAAAAACTTGATATTCCCAGCGTAAATATCGCATCCAGTCAGGTTTTTGTTAAAGGAAGAATTGCTAATACTCCAATACTCATTGGCTCCGTATAGGCCAAGTCCGATATTGTTTAAATCAGCATTGCACGAATGAATGTGTCCAGTGGAATACTTTGCAGCACTGCCACCATATTCATCTGATACGAAAACTGCATTATTTCCTTGGATACCTGTCCCAGCAAAGTTTTTAAATGTTAATCCTTCAATCCTACATCTACGTGATGCGTTTGTATTGATGCCGATTTCGGCAGTAGCCGCTCCTCTCGCTGCTGTATCGCTGTTCGCTGCATAGCTACCATCTAAAATGCCGGGGCCGATTATCGACCAATCATCAATCAGACTTGTGCCGTTGGTCGCAAACATACACGATGCGGTATCCGTAGATTTTTTATACAGCCTTGCGCCATTCAACCGGATGGTCATCCCATCAAGGATTGCGTATTGTGCAACAAACCCATTGATTGTGCTAGTGGATTTGGCAACGTAGTAGTTACCCGGCGAAAGGTCGATGGTATCAAAAGCAGCTGCGGCAGCAAACGCTGCCTCCAGAGCAATTCCTCGGGCAGTGTCGGTGTCTGCAGTTGGAACATAACCTGTGCATGATCCGTCTGCTTTCGTAACCTTTACGCCATAGCCAATTCCTAGTGATGCCCTAATCCCAGATTTTTCAGCTTCAGTCGCGGTCGTGATTTCTAATGACATTTAATTATGGAGTATATGTTAAGAATTCGTTTTGGTATTTTAGCCCTCGGCTCAAATAAGTAATACCAAAACTTGGGACAAGAGTTCCTTGTGTGATTGATCCGAAAGAGTTCGATAATGAAAAATACATAATTAGTATCGCATTTGCATGTTCGCGTTAGTAAAGATGCGGTTTGAAACTAGTCCACTCGTATGATTCTCGTCAAGCCTGATTAATTCATCCTGCAAGACCGCCTCCGCCTCTTGGTCTGCGAGCACTGACTTTTCTTGTTGTCCTTCAGATTTCAACCAGTCGGCGTAAGTTCCATGAGCCAGATAGTGAAACCACTCAACGGGAATGTCAGAGACTTCACCAGTATTGTCTCCATAAACGTCAGTCAATTGCTTTTTATATGTTACAAATGCCGTCAGTGGGTTAAGGCTGCCAGAAACTAATTCAGCACCATCGGATGTGGCATAGTAATCAAACTCTTGAACTGACGCATTGCGGTATGGCCTCTGAACAAATATACGCATGAACGTATCAATAGGATCTTTTCCAGCTTCAACATAAGGAACGGTTGAATCAGAAACCCTGACTGTTCCGTTTCCAGTCCCTGTTCCGGTAGCCAAGAAGTAGCTATCGACTGAAAACGACTTAAACGTTCTAGATGTCAATGCCGACTGAGTTGGTGATATCGTGTAAGTCCCAACGCCACCAATCCCTGTCCCAAGTGCCGTTATTTGAACGCCTCCAGTCGTCAACCCTGTTCCAGTGATGTAGTCTCCAACTTGTATCACCCCAGATGTCACAGCGGTAACTGTAAGAACGGTGGTGGCGACACTCGCCGTGAACTCTGCATCAGGAGTAGCACCAATCAAACTGTAATCCGTCGTTCCTACACTCGCAATGAAATAACCGTTACCAGAAGTGGTTGTGGTTGCCGCGACCGGAGCTGGAGTGCAATACCGCTCTTCACCAACAACTAGAAATCTGGTCCAGTAATTGCTGGCGCGGAAAACTCTGGCGACACGACGGTTAATCAAAGACTTTACTCTGATTGACTCAGCAATAGAGAAGGAGATGCCACACAGAGCTTGGATAAGTCCGTATAAATCAGAGTAAAGTCTAGTTTGCATTAACCTTGTGAAGTTCTCGCAACAGAATTAGCCGTTGCATTTCCACCTACGTTCGTCAGGAATCGTGTTCCAAATGTAACTCCTGCGCCTTGTTGTTCAATTTGAACAAGTTCATCATTAAGAATCATTGAAGACTCTTGATCGGCCAGTTGGGATTTTTCCTGCTGACCTTCGGCTCGCAAATAGTCGGCGTAAACTCCATGTGCCATATAATCAAACCATTCACTAGGAATCAGTGGTTGCATACCAGTTGTCTCGCCATAAACGTCAGATAGGACTTTTTTATATGTAACAAATGCCACAGACGGACTTACGCTTGTTATCAATTTGGCTCCAGCGGAATCAACATAGAAATTAAAGTCTTGTGGACTAGTGGTTGTATAAGGAGCAACAGCCTGAATTTTTAAGAATGTGCCGATAGTATCAAGAACACCTTCCACATATGGAACGTTTTTGCTAGTCACGGCACGGGATTGGCCAACGGTAATAAATCGAGGCCAGTTGTTTGAAGCTCGATATGCACGTTTAGCGCGACGATTCGCAAGAGCGTTAATTCGAGGAAGCTCAATAGTGGCGAATTCAACGCCGCAAAGCGACTTGACTTGATCTAGCAATTCTGTGTATGTTTTAGTAGTCATATTATTGTAATATTAAATGTTTCCAGCCTTCAAATGAGACTGCGATTTGAAGAAGTCACGGACAAATGAACGGTCATCCCAGCATTCGGAACCGTATTTAGTTGCGATGTTTAGATACTCGTATTGAGGGATAGCCCCAACGGCCTTGCCTAGAATGGATTTAGCGTATCTCATTGATCTCGCTTCAGCCGCAGCTTCAATCTCCCTCTTGTTTTGAAGTGCTTCTTTGAACTTGCGTCCAGAACACAACTCTTTAACCAAGGCGTCAGTAAGCGCGTCACTACAAATCATTTGAAAAAGGAAAGGGAAGTGGCAACATTTTAAGCTACCCCTTCCCGATTAGGATTTAGAACGCTTGTGCGACAGGATCAACGATAGTAAGAGTGATAACAATCTTGCCGTCGAGTGCCGAATAGGCTCCCGTAGTAGTTCCAGCTGCAACAGTCAGGATTACTGGAATGTCGGCAGTAGTCGGAATATCAATTACGACAGGAATACCAGTAGTCCATCCACTGCCGCTGTTAAAGCGGGCAGCAGTATCAACAGTTGCGGGAGGAACGGCAGAAGCAATATGCTTTGCGGTGGTCCCCGTAATACCAACGGACACGGCACCGTTTGCAGCAACGGCGGTTGCAGTTCCGGAAGTAACAAACGTGCTTGCGGTTGAGATACTTGCACCACTAATGCCACCACCTTTTGGAATTAGACCAATGGTCTTCGTTCCTCCAGCAGCGGCGATTGCGGCAAGATCCGCCGAGGTGAGCACGATAACGTCAGTGAAACCGCGTCCAGATTCATTATTATTTAATTTCATATATTATGTTTCTAGTTATAATTAGTAAGCAATCTTGCCGTGTGCTTGTGGGTGCTTGCAAACAAGCGTTCCAGCAACGTCAACGAAGCCACGCTCGCCGCCACCTTGGTTCTCAAGACGAGTGCCTCCCATTGGGATCAAGGTGTTGAAACCAAGATACTTAGGGTTGAGGACGTAACCGACGTTGGTCGATGCGGTTGGCATACAGCTTGGGTTGCCATTGATGATTTTTACAATACCAAAGTCGGAATCATAGAGGTTGACCGAAAGCGTAATCGCCTTGCTGGTAGCGTCTTGATTGACATGATACACATTGTTCGTGCTGACGGATGGAGCGCGAGTGAAGCCACTGATGATTTGACGAAGCGCAGTATTCGCAACAAGCGTCAGGCTGTTCATTTCTCCATTCTTGCTGAAGATCGAACCCAACATGGTGTTGAAGGTCGATTCGGTAACAGTGGTAGCAAGGATCGAACCGGAAGGGGTGCGATAATCAGAAGGAACAGCATTAGTAGCTTGAGCGGTGGATTGAATCCACTTGCCAAGGCCACGCATACCGTAAGGAGTGCCAGCACCGTTCTCAACAGTCATTTCGTTGTCAGAAGCGATGGTTGCTTCGATGTCACGCTTGATTTCACGCATCGACTTTGCTTCAGCCTGAGCAACATTGGCAGGACCAACGCTGGTAACAGCTTGTTGCAGGTTCGACACGATGTAATCGCGGCGCATCAGTTGGATGTAGTTACCCAGACGAGCGCGATCAGCAAACTTGTCGCTGAACGAGGTAACGTCGGAACCTTCGGAAATACCAGTCGTAACTGGGGATGCGAGGGAATCAACAGTCCATTCGGTAAACGTAGAAGCTGCCTTACCTTTGGAGCAAAGGGACAGGATTGGGGTTTCTTCTGGAGCAAGGATAGCAAGTTCGTTGCTGAGATCCTCACGATTGGAGATTGCGGAACCCTTGCCAGTTTTGGCTTGGGGCGCGTTTGGTTGATAAGTAGCACTAATGGGCATGATATTTGATATTTAGAAGTTATTTGAATTTAGCGATTCTGGCAGCAATCCATTCTTCTGGGCTACCACTTTTTTCAAAGCGGTTATACGCATCTCCTACCTTAGCCTTTGCGGGGGAAGAAGACTTCGCTGCACCAGCACCGTATGGGGTCGAAGATGGATTTACCTTCAACTTACTTCCCATCGCTGATTGCGTCTTGATCTTCTTGTTTCCGTAAAGGGAACGAGCGGCGTGAGCCAAGATATATTCAATTTGGAATCCGATTTCTGGAACTTGCGCTTTAATGCGGTCGATCAACGGGTCCGACACCAGTGCCTTGTAGCTCTTCCCGATCTCGGACTCTTCGTCTTGGATCTCGGGGACTTCGCTCTTAGCTGCCTCTGAATACTGCTTGGACATTTCCTCATACTGGGCAATCTTAATAAGATGCTGTTGCTGGGCGGGAATGTATTTAGTCAGTGCTTCTCGGGCATTTCGGTTTGCTTTCCGAATTTGCTTTTTGCTGAACTCTTTATCGCCAACTACGATGATGTCGTCAGGACCATAATCTTCATGTTCCTCTAGGATTTCATCAGTAGTTTCAAGCGTCCGTTCAAGTTCGTCATACTTTCCCTTTAGTTCTTCAAACGAAGTAACTTCACGGAATGGATTCTCGTCTTGAGGAATGCTCTTGGCTTGCGACTGAGGCTGGGATTGAATCTTCTCCTCCAAGGCTTTCTTTTGAGCGGTTAGCTCACCAATGCGTTGCAGCAATCGGCTTTTACCTTTTTTGGCTAAAGATTGAATTTGCTCAGTCGTAAGAGACAGCAAGTCAATTTCGGACTCTTCTTCGGCTTCCTCTTCAGATTCTTCTTCGGACTCCTCATCTGACTCTTGGATCTCCTCGTCGTCTGGACTGGCAGGATCTTCTTCAAGTTCTTCGGAATCGTCGGATTCTTCTTCGGGTTCTTCCTCGGGAGAGGTTTGTCGGGCCACACGTTGAGCGACAAGCTCCTCGAATGACAAATTAGACACCGATTCAATAGCTTCGGCGGTAGCTTCTGGATTACTCATAATGTTTGTTTAGAACGCCATTTACGCTCGGCGATGCGTGTTCGTGAGTAACCAACACTATAATCCTTACTATGTCAAGCAATTTAGTAAGGTATGGAAATTGACATAAAAAAGGCCGCAAGGGAAACGAAACCCCTGCGACCTTTGATATGACAAGAACCCCCAAACACGAACCTTTCAGTCCGCTAAGGAGACTAAAGCAGATCCTTAATCATCTGTCAAGCATTCCCTTGAGACAGCAAAGACAGCAGTTCATCAAGGGTGGAAACACTTCCAACAATTTTCATAACTTCATTAGGCTCAACACATTGGCGAAGATCAGCAAAGAACCTCTCGCGCTCCTCGCGAATGAACTGGATAATTGCTTTGAACTCATCACGATCGGATAGGGACTCGATTGCTTGCTGGACTGTTGGTTTAGGTAACGTCGTCATATTATTTGATTAGCTTGCGAGTAGTGGATGATTGACTTCCGCGAGCTTTGCGCTCTACTGCTCCACGAAGGCGAGCGGCATGGCGAGGATCTTTACCAATTTGATAAAAAGTAATGCCTCCTTGTGTGGGTGGACTGACATAAATTGGGGTGCTTCCAGCACTTCCAGTATTTTTTCGAATTATAGCCTCGGCTTCTTTTGCTAATTGCATTTCTGTTTTTCTTTTTGCTGGCATAATTTTAGGTGGTTAGTTTTTTATTTATTTGAGATTTTACTGCTTCATTTCCTGCGTTGTTACTCCGCCCATTTGAGCCGGATTTGTGCCAATTTTGCCAATTTCGGCGTTCTGAGCTTGTTGCATCATAAATTGATACTGCTCCATATATTTCTGAAGGCGTCCAGCGAACGCTTCATCAGACTGAGCTCGTTGAGCAATATCAGGTTGCTGAACATAGGCTTGAACCATCTGCATAGCGATTTGTGCGCCGTTTGCTTGGGCCGGAACTTCGATGCCAGCAAAGATCTTTGCAAGGTCATCAGTGACGTTCTTAGCGACCTTCTGCTGTGCTTCTTCAACTGGCTGCAGCACGTAGTCCGCGAAAATTGGGTTGATCGAGGAGGCTGTGAACTCAAGGAGCTTGTTGACATCAAGGATTCCATTCCGATCAAGTTGGACAAGAGAAACCATGTTCTTGAGTTGCGTCTCGGATGTTTCTGGATCGGTGGACAAAGAATCAAACGACACCGTAATGCTGAAGTTCTCGTCAGGACTTCCTTTGGTCATCGTCTGAGGATTTGGATTCCCTGTGACTTGGAAGAATACCTCATCAGGACCCATGCGTTGATACAGCTTCCAAGCCATATTGAGCACGTCACGAACATGATCCAAAAATTTGCCAATGTAGAACTGTTGGCGGGCTGCAGTAAGCGGGTTGGTTAAATCAAGACCAACGGCACGATCCGCTTGCGCCCGCATCGACATCTCAGCTTCAACCGATCCTTGATCCATTTGAGGAACCGGACCCCAAGCAATCTCACCAAGACGACGGTAAGGGACACGGCGCCCTGGACCCCAATCAGACGGCGGACGTCCAGCAGGGTGCATTAGTGGGGGCAACGTAGCCAGTGAAGCTCGGTCAATCCGGCTATCACGCTCAGTCTTGATCTGCATTTGCGCGCCACGGAGGACATCCGAGAATGTCTGGACCTCATACATGCGCTTCTGGTCATTTGCTAAGCGGGTCACTACAAACGGGTAATCGTCGTATCCATTGAGGAGTTCATGCTTTGCGTAGCCTTCCGTTTGTGGGTGAAACACGGTGCAATAGATACCTTCGCTGCCGTCTTCCTCGTCAATCAAACGCTGGTAGCCATAGACAACCATTACCAAGTCGTTGTCATCAGTAATTGGGAGTCGAGTTACCGTCTTTACCTTCTCGCCATCGAGATACATGGAATCTTTCCCGCGAAGGTTTGAGATTGCGTGATCAACCCACTTGCGGTCCCATCCTTCATTTGTTGCCTTTTTCTCAAGTTCCTGAGCAGTCAAGAACGTGCGCCAGAAGATATACGGAGCGCGTTGAGGATCGGAAACATAAGGTGGAAAAACCACCTCGCCATCTGGAGCGCAAGAATAGACAATCGGGCAATCGACGGTTTGACGAGGAAGCGGGATCTCCGCCATTCCTGTTTTCCGCATGTCTCTGATTGCCTTCTTCGCACGCTTGTTCGACAGGTCTGGAAAAGCTTGCTGGATCAAGCCAAGCAGCATTTCGTCATCATTCCCGTCAATAATAAGATTGGCTAGATCAGGGGATTGTTGGGCAATTTGTTCAATGGTTACTTGTTGTAAATATGTCCTTTTTTCTTGCTTCCATCCGACATATGATACCATAATCCCCTTCTCTAGCAAATAGTTCGCTCCAAGTTCCATCTGGTTCTTGAAGTCTGGAATATAAGTCGAACGCATCCATTTAAGGAACGAAGACACCATAGATGCTCGCGGCATTGAGGCCATAGACGTTGGGAACGCCTTAATGTGGCTGCGTTGAAGCGCTTGGTCAAACAAGGACACATACATGTCAATCCGTTCGCCAACTACGTTCACTTCTTGATCTGAAGCTCCCTGCCACGGAAAAGCATTCGCGCCGTTCTTTCGCAAATCGTCAGACTTCCCGTCCCAGATATTGCGCCGATCATTGTAAGACCTAAGACAAGACTCGAAATAATAGTCAAGATCAATCAAGCAGGTATCGTAAGCGTCGGCTAGCGCGCCAACATCCGGCTCTTTATCCGCATAGATAAGAGCGTCATCTTCTACTTTTTGTGATTCAATCATGATACGTATTCGTAATAGTCTTCAGGGTCGGCAGATACTAAGCACACTTTGATGCGTTTGCCAAGGAGTTTCTGAGATATGCGTGATGAGCATTTGACAGGGACAGCTAGGCCATCCATGCGAACAATCACCCAGCTTGTGTTGCTACACATACGGATTACCGTGAATTGGTCTTCAATTTGCTGGTCAATAAGACTATTTAGACTGCATGTAGAATCTTCAACAATTAGGAACTTCTTGGCCGGACGACCCCGTTTCGCTGCTTTTTTTGCTTGTGTTTTCATACTAATATCCACCAGACCCATGAGTTGTAACAAATGACTGGCTATTGTCAACATGATCGAGATTGGCTATCGCTGCATACCTGCAAACGTCAATTGGGTCTTTCCACGCTTCTTTAAGCCCGCCTTCGCCAGTGTATTCGGACAACGCCTGAATGATGTTCTCGCAGTCGGAACTGACGTAGAATTTGGGACGATTGACGGAATCCAGAGGCTTGCTGGTATCCCACGACATCTTGCCGATAAGTGCCTGAAGTCCATCGTCAATATCAAGCCCCGGCGCTGGAATGCAGACCATGCCTGACTCGTTCAAGTCCTCAATAATCGAGGAAGATCCATCTTGGACCTGATATTTGGCGGCTCCAAGGCGAGGATCAATAAGACGTTCAAAGATTTCCTCTTCGCCCTCCATCTCCTGAATGGCCTCAATGTAGTCCCTAATGCCGAATCCTTGACCCTTAGATCCCGGTCCCGGCATCCACTTCCCGCTTTTCCATTCTGCCCAGTCACCAACGTCAACTCCCGGCCACTCGCGGTAAACCCAAAATGTCCCAGTCTCGTCAATGGCTATCCAGCACATGAACCAGTTCTTTGCCCCAGCCGGGTCAATCACATGGTATCGAGTGATGTTTGCAGTCGGAATCTTGTCTGGAGGCACGACGTTGACCACTTTATTGAATTTGGGGAACTTGGTTGCGTGCGACTTCATCGGCACACCATAGGCGCGAATGAGGATTTCTTCGCGTGTTCGTCCAGAAAGTGTTTCCTTGATGCGCTCGTATCCGCCGAAAGCATTGTCCTGAGAATGAAAGTAATGCACTGAAGCATTTAGCTTTTTTGACTTCTGGACGTATGGAACTAGCTCACCGTTAAGCAGTTCTGCGGGACGGGACTCAATTGTAGTGGCTCCATCGAGATATTCTTTGATGACTTCCGTCCAGCCGTCAATGGGTGTGAACGTCACTAGCATCTTGGCGTTTCTTGTTGCAAGACGAAACCGAAGCGTATTGATCAATTCTGGCCCTAAAAGGTATTCGTCCAGCCATACTCCAACATTGTGCCACACTGAATTCTTTGATCCAAGTTCCGCACCTTCAAGAATGGTTGGATTGTTTTGATACTGAGAATACGTCTTGAAAATGATTTGTGATCCATTTGGAAGGATCAATGAAGAGTCGGTAAATCCAGTCTTCTTCTTATACGAGATGTAAGTGTTCGCGCTTGTCTGCTTGGTCTTGAGGTTCTCTGGTAGCCAGTCCCACACAGCGCTTTGTTGCTGGCGAATACTCACCTCTGATGTCTGAGCAAAGCAGAAGATTTCAGACTTAGGATTCTCGATGGCAGCGCGGACAACTGAGAAAGCACCCCACTGCGTCTTGCCGCTGCGATTTCCGCCTAGTGCCAAGATTTCGTTGACGTCATGAAGCTGTTCTTCGGCCTTGCTCCAATGAGGAAGCCTGAAACCATAGTGGTAGGGGTCTTTCTCGGCATTCTCAATGGCTTCATGGTAAACTGAATGAAGACTTGCCAATTCTTCAGGTTCCATTGCCGCCATTTCCTCATCGGTTGGCGGAGACAAAATCGCATGTTTTTTCCAAATCATACGATTTCAGCTTCAATTGCACGTTCTCTGATCTTGTCAGCAATTCGCGTTCTGGCTTCTGAAATCATCTTGGCTGCATCATCCAGACTAGCACCCTTGCGATGTTCCACAATTGACGACGCCATTCCAGTAAGTTGCGCTGCCTTGTCAGTCAAGATGCCCACCGTCACTGCTAGCTTGTCAGGACTAATCTTAGCAAGCTCATCGGGATTATCAAACAATTGTTGGGAACGCTCAAAGAGCAAGTCCGTGTAATCCTGCGCCGCAATCGCGTATCTCATCGAGAACTCCTTGCGCTTCGTCTCCAGCGTATCGTTGTGACGCCATTGCAGGCCCCTGATCGTCTCTCTGCCAAGCCCCGTCTTCTTCTGGATGTCGGTTATCCTCGCACCTTGCGCGGCCAGCCAAAGGGCCATTGCCGCTTTGTTTGGAGCATAGTGTTCCACACACGTTCCCGGATTAAGTCGAGCACGTTCCTGAACCTCAAGAAACCAAGCAGTCTTGTCGGCGCGTTCGTCAACATATTCAGCTTTCAGCTTCTCGTTTGGGTCAATTGGTGCTGGTTCAGGCGTCACTTGGTTTTTTTAACCTTTACCTTGCCAGTGTGCAACTCTTTTTTCAGCTTCGTTTGTTGCTTGCTAGTCAATGGCGATCCCTTACTGAGCAAATATCCAACCTGCTTCTTACTTTTGGTTTTCATTTTGAGTCAATTTCAGATTGGGCTTCAGCCTCGCTCTCTTTGATCCCATTGATCATTTTTGACATAGCTTCCGCAAAAGGTGGATCATTACCCATTTGGTCGGTTATTTCTGCTAGCCCCGCCTTAGTCGTGAGCATTTTAGCAATCATACTTGAATACGCCTTTTCTGTGGCTGCCGACCCAACATCACGGGCGATAACATCCAAGAATGGTTCAAGTGCTCCACGACCAAACGCAGCAGACATTATTCTGTTTTGAACAAATGATCCAAGCCCTTCGGCAAGATACGCTGAAACTCCTCCGGCTCCAACAACTGCTCTTACCTCGTTTGAGTTTGTTTTTTTGCCAGAAGCCTGTGATGCCTGAATCATTTTTTGCGCTGCAACAAATTTATTAGTAGTTCTGTCGCCAAGAACAAGTTTCATTTTTTTAATTAACTCCCGACCTTCTTGACTTGATGCTTGCCCGGGAAGTTGTCCAGTGTCTTTCAGGAATCTTCCGGCATCGGGCATGGCAATAAACGGTGCTTTCGCAAGTGGTTTCCCAGTTGCAGAGTAAGACCCTAAAAGCTCATACATGAAATCTTTTGAAAATGCTTTGCGCTCCTCAACTGGCATTGAATACCAAATTTTTGAAACGTTGCCCGACGAAACGTTTTTAGATATTGCTGATGATGCAAGTTCTCCATTTGTGAGCTTGTCCCATCTTTTATTGATGGCCAACTCAATAATTTTATTGTCTGCGAATTTTTCTAATTCTTCCTCAGCCGCTTTTTTCTGGGCAATGGTTGAAATAACCTTTTTTGTTTGATCTTCTCCAATGGCGGAAGACAACATTGATATGTCACCACTCGTCAAGTTGTCCACGTTCAACCTTTGAACTTGGAACGCTCTATTCAGATCGTCAAGTTTCTTCGACATTGTTTTTCCAGCAGAATCACCCCAAAGAGCATTAATCATCTCTGGATTATAGTCAATAGTTTTTGGCGCAACTCCGGCTTTAGATGTAAGGCCAATACTTGAAAAATAAGCCTGTTTTAATTGTTCTCTTATTGCTGGCTCAACTGAATTCCCTTCAGCATCTTTAGCTAGGCTGACTGCCCGCAAAACATCAGTAGTGTTTCTTGGGTCTGAAAGCGCATTATCAACAATTTGAGATGGAGATAATTTAGTGTCACCAAGTGCTTGTTTCAAGGCAGCTCCAGGAGATGTTCTCTCATAAAGCAAGCGGTCTGAGGAATGTGACGCATTCACTGCTTTCCACTTATCCAACATTCCTTTTCCTTCTGCTAAACCATCAACATATTTGTTGAATTTCGTTGAAATCAGAGATGCCAAGTTTTTGGAAGGATCTCCTTTTCCTGTTGTTCCACCAGCTGGAACGGCAGCAGCCAGTTCTTTTTGTAGTGAAGCAACATCTTGGAAAGTAAGTGAATTCCCAAATTTAGAAAGCTCATCAAGATTGGCCTGAACCTCTGGAGTAAGTTTGGTTTCCCCACTTTGAATCTTGCTTCTTAATTCTTTTGCCAATACTGAATTTTGCTTCAAGTCGTCAATTCGACCCATAAGTGAATAAATGCCACTGGCATCAGTTGTTTTAAATCCTTCGCGCCTTGTCTCGTTCAACAACGAACTAATTTTTTTCTTGGCGTCATCAAATGAAACATCTGCTCCAGCCCTGTCCATTTCGTCATAGAAATCATCATAGTTTTTTTGGTTTATTTTGATTTCCGTGTCCTCGGCTTCACGAAGTAACTTGTTTAGTGCCTTACCTGCTGGCTCCTTGTTAAATTGCTGGACTTGAAGTTTTTCAAGTTTGCGATCAAAATGCTGAGTTAGCATATTTTTCGCTCGTTGGTCTTTTCCCGCTATTTCGTCAACAAGACTCGCTTGCTGTTGTTTAAGCCTTGCTATTCCACTTTGAGCAATGCGTTCTGGATTACCTGCACCATTCCAAGATTGAACAATGTTTCCAAGTTGCTCCATGTTCTTGTTTAGCCGTTGAGCGTTGAGACTACCGGGATACATTGAACTTAGGATTTTTTGAGATTCCAAGGCGGCCTCTCCAAATTTGGCACCAACTGGGACCTCGACATTATATCCAGATGATTCTAATATATTGCTTGCATTCTTTAAACTTCGCTCAAGCTCATTTACTACGGGACGACCCATCCTTCTAGATATGAATTTAGATGTTCCCGCAGTAGCTACATCAATAGGAAACGATATCGCTCCACCAATACCTTGTCTTGTTATAACTTCCATTGGTTGCAAATCAACACCAAGAGCTTTTCTGATTGCTATGTCTTGCAGTCCAGATGTTGCCGCATAAAGTCCGGAACTTAACGCAGCAGAACCAAAAACACTTGGTGCGCCAGCAATCCCTCCACCAACTGCCGCTACTGTTGGCAACGCTTGAGTTGATGCCCCAGCCCCAAAAGCAGCAACATCTCCCCATGTTGTCCCGTAATCATTTGCCTTTATGAATTTGTCACCCTTGCGGACGAACGCTTCATTTTTACCATCGACAACAACAGGAACAACCTCTTTGTATTTACCTTTGAGCCATGACACGCGATCTTCATCTGTCGGCAATGCAGCAAGAGCAAATCGTTCTTTCCCACTCAAACCGGAGTCAATATCAATATTTTCAGGATCAACATTAAACGCTCGGCTAGCAACATCAATCAGATTTGACCTTGTTTGCTCTTGGTTGACTACCGGTGACTGAAAGTAAGAAGCATAAGAAGATGGATACTTTGGCATCGGCATAGTTGTTTGCCTAGATACGTAACTTCCTTCTTCCAGTTCTTTAAATGATTCTTTCTGTGACTCTTGAAGTTTTCCTTTTTCTGTTTCTTGCTGTTGGGCAAAAGATGACTCAAGATCCATTTTTGCATTGTTTAGCAAAATGAGATCATTTAGATAGTCTGCCTTTTGATCCGAGTTTTCTGCATTTTCCAATGCAAATCCAACTCCCCGAATAGCTTCTGAGAGTTTCTTTGCTTGTCCCTTAAAGTCTGTGATTTCTTGTTCCATTATTTGGATGGCTGTGTGTATTTGTCGATGACGGATTGAACATCAGGCGCAAACAACGTGGAATCTTTGCTTTTTGTGGGAAGCCCCGTATTAGAAAAACCTTCAATACCTGATTCTGGAATCTTCATTCTATTGCGAAGTTGCAAGTATGCCTCTTGGGTTTTAGCGTTTTGCTCCTTAGTTATTTTGCCTTCTTTTATAGCTTTTTCCCGCTCTTCAGGACTTCCGTTTGAAGCATTAAACATTTTAATAGTCATGTTTTGAAGCCTATTCCTTAAGTCATCTTTATTTGTTGCTGCTGAAAGGTTTCCATATTGCTGCCAAAATAGAGGCCATTCTTTTTCCGTCATGTTTCCTGCTGCCGCTCCAGTTGGGGATTTGTCCCTCATGTCTTGCATGACATTAAATGCAATATTTGCATTCATTGAACCAAGCTTTTCTACAACCTGTCCCGATGGTGTGCCGGGAACAATCTTGCCAAACCATTCGCCTACTTTTGCTCCGATTGGACTATCTGGCAAATTAGGAATCTCATTAAGTGTTTGCGCCGCCATGTCAAACATTTGATTTGTTGACGCTGCTTTTTGCCTTACTGCTTCGACTTTAGCTTCTTTTGCTGCTTCAGCTTTTTCTCCGCCTCCGCGAGTCATTTTAAATCCGCCTTCAGGACTAAATTCGAATGTTTCTCCAGATTGACCGCCAATGTCTGCCCCACTAACCATAAAGCTGCCATCAGCAAGTGGTCTTGCATTAACTCGGAATCCTTGGGCAGCCAAACCTTGAACTTGTGCCGCAGTCATCTGGGTTTCCGCCTTTTTTTCTTTTTCAATTGGAGTTCCCCTTGGCGTCAATTTTGAATCATCTTGGGTTGCTGGAGGTGTAATATCAAGTCCAGCTTGAACAGCTTGAGATTGATCTTGTTCAATTGATGATCCGACTGTTGGAGTTCCATCAATATAGCCTGCGCTAGCTATGTCGATAGCCGCTTGAGCTTCTTTAGATAAAGTTGGAACATTTCTTTGCAATTTAGGTAGAACTATTCCAGTATCAACAGCTTGTGTTGATCCCATTGGCATAGCAGGCGCAACAAAAGCCCCGCCTTGCTCAAGAACCCTTTCAGCTGGAAGGCCTTTGGCATAACCCTGAAGATCAATGATTTTCAGTTTTGTGGAAGGATCATAATAATTGCCAAAGTCGTCCATAAGCGTTGACACTTCAAGGCCACCAACAATCGCTTTTTCAGATTTTAATTTTGTCGGTTTGTTGGATTCAGCTTGCGACTCAGCTATGCGTGCGGCAACTCCTGCCTCGTATCGCGCTTTTTCAAGCCCAATCTCATTGGCTTTTATTCCGAAATTCAGAACATTGCTAATGGAGTTCGATGCTTGTTGAGCATAAGCGGCAGCTTCAACAGGAGATACGTTTGGATCGTTGATCTTGTCCAAATAAGGTGTCAGGCTTGATTTGACATCAATACCAAGGCTTTCGCCCATCTTAATTGCGCTCTCGATACCAGTAACAGTTGCCTTAATGCCAGCGTCCAGTTTTTTACGCTCCTGCTTTTGCTCCCCATAACGCTCAATTCCTCCAGCGATCTGGCCTCCTAGGTTAGCCATGCTTTGCGCTTGAATGTCAGCAGCACGGGTAAAGCCTGAGTAGTCCTGAACGAACAGGCGTGGGTCAACGGTTGATCCTAGTAGTGCCATAAATTTATTATTTTCCAAATCCGAGTGCGCCCAAACCAAGTCCAGCAAGTGAACCACCACCTGTTAATGGAGCAGAAAGAAGTGATCCTCCAATGCTTCCGAGCATCTCCATCATTCCCGAGCTTCTAGACGCTTGTGCTTGTGCGTTTGTCATTTGAGCTTGAAGCTGATTCTGCCTTTCGGTTGCCCCAAGGTTAAGTCCCGTGTCTGGGTTAATCAAGCCCGGAGTTCCCCGTCCAATTTGACCCATACCCATCCCAAGCATTTGTTGCCCAGATTGATACGAAAGCGGTTGTTGACTCAGTAGAGCAAGTCCCGGCTGCGTGTAGAATCCCTGAGCAGCATTATATGACTGATTAGCAGCTTGAGCGGCTTCAGCCCGTTTGCGCGCCATGACGTCTTCGCGTCCCATCGCCTCACCAACAATGCCAAGATTGCCCCCAAGTCGTCCAGACGATTGGAATCCTTCACGGACCTGCTGCTCGTAACCACGACGTTCTTGTGGACTGACTCCTTGTGCAGACGCTCTGGCTCGTTCGGCTTCAGTAGCAAATCCCTGAACTGCCGCTGCCTGTTCTGGTGAAAGACCTTGCATAACACCACGGGCCAATCCCGCTTGTCCAGCCATTTGACCCAGTTCGCCCTCACGCGCCGCTCCCAGTTGTTGTCCAGCTTCTTGTGACGCCATTCGACTCAGGCCGAACAATCCTTCTTGTCCGCCGACACCACCTAAGAAGCTGGAAATATCTCCAAGATTAAGTCCTTGGAATTCAGGTCTAAATTGTTTCTCAAATCCTAAAACTTGAGGCAATGATTCACCATACGCTTTTACGAACTTGCTTATGTCCTTGGCGTAATTGGCTTTTGGTGCTTTCACCTCATCTGGTTTTGATCCCATATTTTTATTATTTGAGTTTTGAGTAAAATTGCTGCATATCGTGCATTCTTATCCGAGTGGAATTCTTAAATTCACGCTGAAATGCGATATATTTGAATTCATCTCGGAATTTTCTAAGAGATTTTCGCATGTCCCCAATGCACATGGTGACGAAGAGCGTGTTGGAATGGTAAAGCTCA